TATAAGCATGATATTTTTGATAGCGGAATTGAAAATTAATGTCTGGACAACTTGTCGTTGCTGGTGTTTCAATTGGAAACTTTGATGATACACCTAAAAGAACTATTGAACTTATTTGTGATCAAGATAATGTTTTGGTTTCAGAAAATGAAAAAAACACTTTACATTCTTTTGGTCAAAATGGATATAAAATAACATCGGATAGATACACATACCTTCCACATTATGAAAACGGTATTCATATGAATATGGATATAATTGATACTATTGTTAAAAGAATAGAAAGTGGTAAAACAGTTGTATTAGTTTCTACCGAAGGAATGCCATTAATACATGACCCAGGATATGAAATTGTAAGAGAGGTTAGAAAAAGAAATCTTAAAATTACAGTTATTCCTGGACCTTGTGCAGTTACTTCTGCTTTAAATGTAAGTGGAATTGATACTTGGAAATATGTTTTTGAATCAGATATGCCAGAAAATAAACAAGACAGGACAATAATTTTTAATGAAATTAAAACAAGAGATAAAACTACAGTATTTTTTGAAAAAGATTTTAATCTATTAGATTCAATTACAGACCTTGCTAGCATAATAGAACCAACTAGGCCAGTATGTCTCTGTATTGACCTTACATACCCAACAGAACGGGTAATAAGGGGTAACGTAGAGTATCTTTTAAACTGGTGCAAAACAAATAATTATATGGGTGATTACCCTGAGCAAGTTAAAATGGCATTAGTTATTTGTGGGGCAGGGTATTAATGAAAATAATTATAAATGGTTTTCCAAGATCTGGAACAACAAATTTTACAGATGCTTTAAGATCTTCTATTAGACCATATAGGCTTGGTAATCATAGGGAAAGAGTAACTGGAGAAGAATGGATAACAAATAAAAATGATGCCTTGTTTTTTCTTCCAAAATATTCAGACGATATAACTGTTTGTTATATATTAAGAGAACCAGAACTAGCAATATCTTCAAACGTTGAGAGATGGTTAAAAGGATTTACTGGAAAAATTGTTAGTGGTATGGTTATTGTTGATCATCACCAAAAGAAAAATGTAGAAACTTTAACTGATGAAATTAAAAATTTTATTGATGATCAAATAGAAATTTTTGATACCTATTTGTTAGCATTTAAAAATAATCATAATAATTTAGAAATTATTCATTATAATCAAACTAGGAATAATTCAATAAATTCTATTAAAAATATTTTATCTATTGCTGGTGTAAATATAAATAAAATAAATGATTTTCAAAATTCTATTAATTTTTTACAACCGACTAATCCAATAAGAACGGATGCATATCATAATGTGTTAAAATATTTAAAACAAAATGAAAATTTTAAAAAAACACAAGAATTATATTCAGAATGTTTAAATATAATGTTTGAAAAACAAACAAAATATCCATTCGAACTAACAATAAAAATAGGAGAATAAAATGCGTGAAATCTATATAGCAGCAACACCAATTGGAGGAATTGACGACATAACTGTTGCAACTCTTAAAGTTTTAAAAGAGGCTGATTTTATTATTTGTGAGTTTATCCCAAGAGTAACTCAGTTAATTATTGATGGAAAGTGGGAAAACCATGCAGAATCTATGGAATATGGTCAAGATCCTTCAAAGTATCCAGAAATTCACCAAAGGATTTTAAATGTAATCGATGCTGGCAAAAAGGTAATTTATTTGCCAGAAAGAGGATCGGTTGGCATTGAAGATCCAGGTTTTTCATTAATGAAATTTTTAGAAGACAATGGAGTAACTTTAAGAATTCTTCCAGGGCCATCATCGATAATTGCTTCTTATCAGGCAGCACTACCAATGTCAGATGCCGTAAGCAGAAATGCTTTTACTTTTCAGCCTATTGTAGATTTAACTGACGAGCAACTTGAAGCCTATATTAGAAGTTATAGAAACTCCCCAAATGCCCTTATCTTTATTGTCCATGACCCAGAAATGCATACTGCTATAAAATTTATGGAAAAGTATTATGGTTCAGGAAGACGTGTTGCCATGTGTATGAATATCAGTTTAAGGGATCAAGAAATAGTTCGAACAACTTTGGGGGAACTAGCAAGAGACTTTACTCCAGAAAAATATCATCAAAAGTATACAACTATAGTGGTGGATGGCTGCGAACTTCCTTTGCCAGAATAATATCTGGTATAATAAAGATATGAACGATTTAATCGAAGCCCTTAAAGGACTTACTGCAGATGCAGTGGCTCTTAAGTATAAGGCACATGGATACCACTGGAATGTAGAAGGCGATGATTTTCCTCAATGGCACGAGAAACTCCTGGAAATTTATGAAGATATTGATGACTCAGTTGACACATTTGCAGAGTGGATTCGTATGATTGATGTTAATGAGTATGCACCTTTTGCATTATCTCGTCTTGCAGCATTAAGTTCAATTCCAGAAACTCAAGTTACTTCTGATCCAATGTCAATGATTGCAGACCTTTGCGATTCTTTTGATATTGCTATTGCAAAATATATTCAGTATTTTGATGTTGCCACAGAAGCAAAGCAAAACGGTGTAGCAAATTTCTTAGCAGATCGTCAAACAGCCCTTCAAAAATGGTGTTGGCAACTTCGTGCATCATTAAAGAATGTTGAGAATGATTAATGTCCGATACCCCGATGGATGTTGCTTACAATGCAACCGTTACAGATCCAACACCTGCAAATCCATCTTCTAGTATTAACCCAGCAGTGGGAATGAAGAGGCCACAGTATATGATGAATTTTGGTAGACAAGTTGGTGCAGGAATCCATGATAAAAGAGTTGTAGATATTTGGACAGTAAAAGCAGATACACAACAAGAAATTATTCCAACATTTGATGATACAGCATACGATGGATGCGATTGTGAAGCATGCATGGTTTTAAATGTAAACTGTGAAACTTGTCCAGTTTGCTCTGGAGAAATTCAAATGTCTGATAAAGCAGATGCACCAATGCCAGAGAATCCAATTATGCCAACTCAGACATATGAGGGTTGTGAGTGTGAAACATGTGCTGCTGGTAACACCAGTTGCGATCAATGCCCACAATGTGGCGGAATGGATGGAGAAACAGAAATGGCACAAAAAAGAGATTTCAATACAAAAGAAAGAGAACGCATGGCATCAACAGGTGCTGCAATGCCAGATGGGTCTTTCCCTATTGCAAATGCACAAGATCTAGCAAGTGCAATTAGACTTTATGGACACGCAAAGAATCCAGATGCAGCAAAGGCTCACATTAAAAGAAGAGCAACAGCACTAGGTTTGACTGGAAGTTTACCAGATAATTGGAAAAATTCTTCAAAAGCGGATGAAGTAAGTGAAAGAATTTTAGATAATTCTCAACCAACAAATGAAAAGTCTTCGCAACAAGAATCATTTTTTAATTTTAGAAATACCAAACCAACTCGCAACAACGTTAAATTGGGGGAGTAAAATGCCAAAGAAAAAAGCATGGGCATTTAATGATACCCAAATTAAGGATGGTTGGATAGTTAAACTTCGTAAAGATGGTACCATTAAAGCAAAAATTGAACGCTGGCATACAAACCCTAAAATAATAAAAACAGTAAAGGAATAATCATGGAAGTTCTAGCAGATAAAATTGTTAGATTTAAAAACAATATTAATGTAAATGACTGGATTGATTTAATAGAAAAATCAAGCAAAACGTATCCCTTTAAAGAAGTAGATAGAAGGCCTCATTTAACTATGGAGTTACCAAATTTTATTTCTGAAGATGATGATGAATTTGCTTTACAATTAAGATCAAATTTTTTAAGATTAGTTTTTTTACCAATTCAAGAGTATATGAATAAATATAGTATAGACAACATGGCATTTAAAAAAGATTTTATTACTGTTTCTAAACTTATTAGCGGTGGGATGTTAGTCCATAAAGATGACAAATTAGAAGACAAAGATAATTTTATTTGCATGCTTTATCTGAATGATAATTTTGTAGGCGGAGAATTATTTTTTCCAGAATTAAATTTAGAATATAAACCTGTTGCAGGAGATGTTATTATATATCAATCAAAAATGAAACATGGTGTAAAAGAACTTACATCTGGCATTAGATATAATATTGGTATGGGTTTTAAAGGACCAATTAAAAATTAAGTACCCCTGGCAGGAATCGAACCTGCGACGCATGGCTTAGAAGTCCATCGTTCTGTCCACTGAACTACAGAGGTGTAGTAGACCTAGAAGGTAACGCTCCTTCTTCTCAGGATTAAAAGTCCTGAGCATCACTTTAATGCTTTAGGCCCATAGTGTCCTTCGTTGGATTCGAACCAACGCTGTATAGATTTTAAGTCTACCGCCTCTACCGCTGGGCTAGAAGGACATGCTCTCTCATCTAGACTCGAACTAAAACTAAAGGCTTCAAAGGCCTCTGTGCTACCGTTACACCATGAGAGATCAGTACACCAGATAGGACTTGAACCTATGATAACCGAATTATGAGTTCGGGGCCTTAACCAACTTGGCTACTGGTGCTTAAAAAATCACCCAGAATGACTGCCATCACAAATAGGATAAATTCTTGATTTTGTACAAGTACATGGTTTTTTGTATTTAAGTTCACCCTCTGTTGCTAAAATTTCAATTCCATCTGGCATAAGAACCATATATGTGCCACCGTTATCAACGGTAATTTTTCCAAATTGTCCGTCATAGTGATTTATATTTTTTACTTTTACATTATCTCCAACTTTTAGCATTACTTATGCTCCTTCATATGTTTAGATAAACTTTCATTTGCCATTATTCCCCAACGAAGATCCCATTCTTTTTTACAAACAAAACAAATTATTTTTCTACTCATCTTGATCAACGCCATATGTCATATGAATATAACAAACAATATAACCAGCAATAAATGATGGAATTAAAAATAGTGAATTAATCATGTTTACTCCAATCTGTTATGTTATAAGTATACATGAGGAAGCATGGAAAGTCAAGGTGAGCAGTTTATAGACTACTGCTCAGGTCTATCAGCCACGGGTTTCAGCCTGCTGACTCTCTTTTCATCGAGCATCCGTTTCAGTAAATCCCTTAGGACTGCCAATCTACGGAATATTTAATTATACTACCGAATTTTGATAGTTTTTGGTAGTTTGTCTTCTGGGATTTGTTTTTCAAGACTAATATTTAGCATACCGTCTTTAAACTCAGCACCCACAACTTCAACAAACTCAGGAAGGGTAAAGATATCAGTGAACTTACGTGCTGCAATTCCACGATGTAGATACTCTGCACCCTCTGGTAATTCTACTTCCTTTCGATCACCCTTAATTGTGAGCGTTCGGTTATCTAGCGAAATAGAAACATCATCCTTAGAGAAACCAGCCAAAGCAAAAGACAAAGAATATTCTTTATCATTTAATTTAATCTGATTATAAGGCGGATATTTTGTTGTATTTTGAACCTTTGCAATGTTGCTAAAGGTATTAAAAAAGGGATCATTAAAAAGATCCAGTGTTGTTGTTACCATATTATTCCCCTTTCAAGCGAATAAGTTAATTTACCCCCCATTTGGGCAGGTATATATATTATATCATAGTAGCCCCACAGGGACTCGAACCCTGTTCACCAAGATGAAAGCCTGGTATCCTAACCCATAGACTATGGGGCCACGGAGCGGATGATGAGAATCGAACTCACCCCTTCTGCTTGGAAGGCAGAGGCACTACCAATATGCAACATCCGCAAATAAATTAAAGTACTGTAAAATCTATACTATCATACATGGCATAACATTCAGTCAAATCTGCTAATTTAACTTGATTTAAAACATCTGAATAGTGTTCAAAATTTAAACTTGTGGGATAGTATCCATCATTAAATAATTTATCATTTGGAATAATTTCTTTAATTTCATATGCAATATTTAATTTTTCTGCACAAAAAGATATATATTTTTCAGGATTTTTAATTACTTCCTCATATTTAAAAACAATAAAGTTATCGCTATTTTTTAAAATTTTTAAAAATTTAACATAATAATCAACCCTAACACCAATTCTTTGAGAATTTTCTAAAATTGAAAAACCTGCTAAACTTAATTCTTTTGCTGCTTCTATATCCAAAGAAATTGTGGAAGCGATACATTCCTGCGGATCTCTAATAATAGAAATATTTAAAGGAGATTTAAAAAAATTGTCAAAAGTATGAGATTTATGAAATTTGATTGAATCAGTGGCTTTTACTAAATTTTCCATAAAAAAATTAGATGCTGATCTTGGGGGAGTAATTAATGTAATGTCCATAACTACCATTATACTGTACAATAGTTATTATGTCAATATTCATTAATATAGCATCTTGGGAAGATCCAACCTTAATTAAGACATTAAAAACAGCAATAGATAGTGCAAATAATCCTAATGATTTAATGTTTAGTTTGGCTTTAGCATATGATGAATATCCAGATCTTTCATTTTTACCATCATCTCAATATCATGAAATAAGATTTAGTTCAAAAGATAGACCAGGAGTTCAAAAAGCAAGACATCTTGCTAATCAATTTTATTCTAAAGAAGACTATTATTTAATGATTGATTCACATACAATTTTTTCTCAAGGTTGGGATACAGATCTAATCAATTTAATAATAAAAATTAAAAAAGAAACTAAAAAAGAAAAAATTGCAATTTCTAATCTTAATGGTCTTGTTTCAGATAAAAAAAGATGGATCGTTTCCAATGATCATAATTTAGCAATAAATGTTGTTGCAGAATTAATAGATCAAAAAGAAGAATATATTCCAATAGTTTATGTAAGTGCTGGTTTTATTTTTGGTGACGGAGAAATAGCAGAAATAATTACTGATAGATACACCTCAATGGGATTTGAAGAATTTATTTATTCTTGGAAACTAATCATGCATGGTTTTAATTTATTTCAAACAATGCCTGGAAGAATAAAGGTAGAGCACAATACAATAGAATATCATCGCTATTTAAAAGATAAAAATCTTTTTAATCGAGATTATAGCAGTGAAAAATATTTAATAAAAGATAAAGATATTAGCAACCTAGCCGATTTTTCTTATGCTTTGGTGTTTAATGAATATTCAATTTTAAAAATAAATAATCCTAAAATTACACCAGAAGAATTTTGGAAAATTATTGGATTAGAATCTTTTTATTTTAGATATTTTGCTATACTTACAGATCTTTTGTGCAAAACAGATTTAAATAATTAGTTAATATGTTAAACTTCATCACGTCTCCAATGCAAGTATGACTTAATATATGTTGCTGCATAGGCTAGGGATGCAAAAATAAATCCATATTGACGTGTATTTATAGCATATATCATCCATAAACATTCATTAAAACAAAGGACAAACCAGCCCCAAATAGTTTTACGACCTACAAAATAGATTCCCGTCACGCCAATTAAGGCTAATACCCACGACCACATTTATTTTGATGAAGACAATGGCATCACACTTTCACAGGGACAAACAATTGACTCTGGTAAAGTATGAACGGTAGTAGTAATTGCAATAGAAGTTTTACAATCTGGACATTTATAAGTATTTTTCATATATAAAGCATACCATAATATACTATAGTTTGCAAATAATTAATGCAGCATGTATAATAGAAGTATGATTAATGATGGTATAAATGATGTTCCAGATAAAATTATCTCAATTCTTGGATATATGGAAGATAAAACATATCCATCTTTAAAATCTTTAAAGGGTGAATTAAGAAGGGATTGGTTTGATGATCCTTATTATTTTTGTTTACCTATTACTTTTGCAAATCAAATGGGGTTTGTTATAATAAGTTTATTTGATTTCACTGTGCGTTGGGATGGTGGTAAAGAAAGAGAATCTTTAAGTATTTTTTCTAACAACATTATTGAAGACGGTGTCCATGGAAATAACAAACAAAAAGTTTATTCTTTTTTCCATAATGGAACTTTTACTATATCACATGATTTTGTTTTAAGAACACCACCAGGAACTAACCTATTTATTACGCAACCACCCAACTTTTTTATTCCTGGAGTGTCAACTATGTCAGCAGTTATTGAGGCAGACAATTTAAGAAGAGATTTTACTTATTCATTAAAAGTTACGGTACCAAACATAGATATTAACATTAAAAAAGGAGACATGTTAGCCATGATACTTCCAATAAAAAGATATCATGCAGACGGGTTTGAAATAAAAGATGCAAGAGAACTATTTAGCATAGAAACATTGCAAGAAGAAATTAATGCTTTATTAGATCACTCATTACCAGATGCAGAACTAAACAATCAACGTGGAACTTTTGGTGGATTAACTAAAGAAGAAGATAGAAACCTTGGAATTTATTTTAAAGGAATTGATCCATATGGAAATAAATTTAAAGAACATCAAAGAAAACCAAATTAAGATGTAAGATCCATTTTTAGATGTTTTTTGCATACCCCAGTAACAGTATATTCGTCTGCGGAATTACCAACTAACTGAGAATACAATGCTTCATTATCACAATAATAACATTTTTCGTAATTTCTATTTGTAATCATTAAATTATTATATCATAACTAACTTTTTAAATAATCTTTCCATGCCTGTATATCTATAGTGTAATAAGTTCCCCATAGTTCGTAAGGCTTATTAAGAATCTTCCACATTTTTGCATGGTATTTATAATGCCAACCATATTGATCATCTTCATCTAAATCAATAGCCTTAACTAAATGATTACCAGCAAACTCTCCACAGATATTACCTATCCATCGTAATGGTAAAATGTTAGTTCTTTGGTGTTTCGTTGAATAATTTGTCATCTTTGGGTACCCATACCTTCCTTCCATCTTTCCACACAGGCCAGTAGCCTAATGATCGCCAATCCATACGCATAATATTAGGCTCTTTCATCCATACTCTTATCCCAAAGAATTAAACACTTAGTACATTGAATGCCTTCTTCACGCATGTACCAAGTATGGTTACATTTTTTATTCAAAATCTACCTGTGTTTCAAATATCTTGTTTGGCTCTTTATCATCATCCATAGCACCACATACAGTACAGGTTACTTGACCATCAAGGTCTAAGTCAAATTTACAATTGTGTGTCATTGTCTGTGTCTCTTTCTATTTCCATACTTAGCCTTAACATCAGCAACAGCCTTATCAACAATAGATTTGGTAACACACCAGATATTACCATCAGGCATTGTTTGATGGGTATACCAAAATGATTCGCTGTCTTTATTTATAGTACAACAATTAGTATCCATTTAAACACTCATTTCTTGTATGATATAGTCTAATTTTAGTCATAATTTTTTTAGATGGTGCGTCTAAATTTTCACCACAAGCAGAACAATTATATGTCCATTCTTTACTAAAAAAGTTATGGATGTAACCATTATAGTCTTTATATCTATTAGATGCAAATATAGTAAATGGGTCTGGAATTTCTAGATTAATCATTATTCT